CCGCTCGTACGCCCCACCCAACTCAACTGTATTGGCATGTCCTTTATCGTAGGGACAATCAGAAAAGTGATTGGCGAGAGCTTGTCGGGTTTCACTGTTCAGGTTCCTTTCACCTACGATATCAAGGATCAGGTTCATCATACGATTGAGCACTATCGTTTGACGACCTTCCTCGTGTGAATCACATAACACATCGGCCTGAAGACGCAACTGTTCATGAAGCCTGCGCCTCCTCGAGTATTCGCGGCGCCTCTTCGCATTGTCTCGCATCACGGTTCCTCCTCTGGCTTACGTGGCTGTGCTCCTGGTGCCTGCATTCGTACCATGGTTGGGCCTACGAAGTCAAGTACCTGCCAACCTAAGCGGATCAACTCGTAATACTCAATGCCCTTCCACTGCACAATCTTCTGCATGACTAGATACCTCATATGCTCGATGCCAAACATTAGTAGTTCCTCAATGGCACCTGACACCCAAGCAACACGAACAGAATAACGCAGATGGCGAGGATTAGTGCGATTGCGACCCAAGCTTCGGACCTCATCTCAATCGATCCTCGCCACTTCAAACGTGCCATCCTTCTGTGTGATACACACGAGCGCATGATCGTAGAAGTACAACGTCTCGTCGCGCACTGTGGTCTTGGCCAATGGTCTAAGCGGAGGATCACCTGGATAACGTAACACGTGATTCTTGTCTAGCTTCCACGAGTCCTTACCGAACGCATCCCATCCGCCGCCATGACTGTAATTCTTATCGATCTGTTTCCATATCGGATCGGGATCGTCGACTGTAATCCACAGTGGGATCAATCCTAGATGCTCCGGCATCACGTCGGGATGCAACAACTCCCAAACTGCTCCGATAATCATCACTTTGCCTCCAATGGTTCAGCCCTACCACCCTTCCACGTGTAGTTCACAGGGTCTTTACTCTCAACTACTCGCGTCTTGCGAACCAGCGTCCATCGGAAATACAAGTCCTTAACATACGCCTCAGCCTCCTCTTTCGTCTCGAACCTCAATGAGTTGCTGGCCCATTGAGCATCCTCACCCTTCTCGGCAATAACTTGTGACATCCAACTCACTTGCTCCTCCTCAGGTGCTCCAACAACACAATTCGTTCTGCATCTTCCTCGGATGTAGTCTCGGCCATACCCAATTTAATGCACCTAAAAGGGGTACAACGTTGATCTTTGCATTCCTTTCCATCAAGCCTACAAATCACTTGCTCCTCCTCTTTGACAGCGCCTTGAGATATGCACGTACATCCTTCGACCGTTCACCACGCCAATGACCGATGTTACTCAGCAGATACATAGCCTGAATACGAACTAGATCACCACCCTCCACCATCCTCAATCCTGCCTCAGCATACGCCTTCGCATATGCACTCGTTCCCTTTGCCTTGAGTACAAGCTGACAACACAAGTTCCAATTCAGGGGGACCGCTGTGTGAATCACACGAAGAGGTTCAGTCATGATCGCGCACCACAATATTGATTACAAATGACGTAGCCTCAACTTCATCCTCAATTAGTTTACGCACAGCAACAAGACAAGTATCAATTGACGGATACCAATCTACGTGTGTAATCTCCTTCTCGTCGTCTTCGTAATTCACAACCGCATCGAAACTATATTCCCTATTAAGGTGCCGCATTCTGTGTTCCTCCATGAATTTCTTTACAAGTCCAACTCCACGAAGCTGACGATCCGCATAGACATCGATGCACATTAGTCGTTCTCGCATTGCTTGCTCCTCTAACGCCAACTCATAAACTCCTTCTTCGCCTCGCTTAACTCTTTAAACCACATCACCCACTCACACTTCGACTTCTTCCAACATGACACCGCATACACCTTACCTTCCTTTCTCAATTCGATCACGCGACCCTGCGGCGTTCTATATTCTTCCAAGTAAGGCTTGCTCGGAGACATCTCATCGTCTGTGTAACTCACACAACAAGTATGATGCAATCCGAAGTAGATCGCTCTCCCTCTGCGCTTAGCATCTTGTGCGTTGTCAAACGCATCACCCAAGTACAGATGTGATGGATTACCACAGTATTTATTATCACAATCATGCAAGACAAACAATTCAGGGAATTCACCATGATGAATAAACCACGATGCACGTCCAATAGAATGCGTACGCGTACCAATCCTAAACGTCGCTGCCTTATCCTTCCAGCCCCAACAATCAAGCGGATCAGCCGGTTTAACTACTTTAGAGAAGAACTTTTCGGTAACATTCATGTCCGATCCTCGATGATACATAAGTATAGCACAAATACATCACCGATGTCAAGCCTTATTTTCTGTGTGAATCACACACTAGTTTGAGCGTGGTGCGACGTGTCCAGCAGTCGTGGGGGGGGGGTGTGTGGTCGGATGTGACCGAAATACAACAGTGACTAAAATACAACGTGACAAAAAGGCCGCGTGACATTTCTGCCACGCGGCCGAAGTCTCAAAGCTTCGAGTCGATTGCGTTCGCAACACTTTCAAGCGCGTTGCGAACTTCCTCTGTCAATTGATCGTCGGTCAACTTCTCAATTGCCTTGACCATACGATCCGACATTTCCGTGACAAGCTTTGGCAGGTCGGTAGTTACCGGTCGGCTATCGCTTCGCGGCACGTTGACCTTACCGTGTGCTTCGGCTGCACGTCGGGCGATTTCGGTGAAGGACGGTTTCGCCTTCAATTCCTTTTCGCCCTGGACAACGCCTTTCTTGTCCTTGACCTGGACAGTTTGCTTTTCGTTTAGCAACACCGATGCCTCTCCGAAATGATCCTTCATTGCGGGACCGGTAAGCATTAGCGCGTTAGTCTCAGGATCGACCTTTAGTTCAAGCTTGTTATCGATGATATCAACTGCCGCTTGCGTCGCCTTAGTGAGCATATGCGCGAAATTGGTGCGAACAGTTCCCTTCTGCGTCGCAACGCTTTCCGCATCGTCCTTGTCGGGCTTCACAAGCGCGGCACACTCTGGTGTCCAATCGATAACCGTCTTTTGTGCGCCTTCCTTACCGCGAACCTGTGCTGTCTTAACACCGAGCGCGATGTAGATTTGGTTATTCAACTTAACTTTGTCCGTCTTGTTACCGCTGAAAACGGTTTCCAAACGAACAGAGTTGTCGCCGCGTGCGAGCTTCACAATGGCCATAGTGAGCGATTTAAGAGCATCGCCCCGCTTCCGTTCCTTAGCCTCTTGAAGCTCGATAGCCTGTCGTTCGTCGCTAGCCGCAGAGGCGAGTGAGTTGAGCACAACTGGCCCAACATCGACCGACAACGCGCCAGCCTTAATCTGCGGTACCAACGCGGCGCCCGCATCTGTGTCTTTCGACTGTGATCCCTTGACCTTTGCAGCCTCGGGAGTTGCCGTTTTCGTGGTCGCTTGTGTTGCGGCCGCGACCGTGCGATATGTTACACGGTCTTTTGCTTCGTCTTTACTTTTCGCCTTTGGAAGCTTAGACATTTCACTTGCTCCAGTTTTGTGTGACTTACACAAGATTTGACACGGCGAACACCGCATCAATTGACAACTGTGGCACATTTACCACAGTTTGTCAATACCTTTGATGTGACTGGAAAAACACATCAAATTCGATGAAAATTGACAAACGGGAGCATTTGCGCTCCCAAAAGATAGCTTAGCCTCAATTCGCCTTGGCCGCGTCTGGAACGCGAACCATGTCCTTATTCTTTTGCGCCTTCGTAACATATCCCTTTCGAGCAACACATTCGACGCGAAAAGCGTTCCATGCGGCCGAACCCTCGCCCTTAGCAACATTCTTGCGAGTGTCGCTTTCCTTCCATTCTGCGCCACATGTGCGCATAATGTCCTGATAGGTCGCCTTCGGGGCTTCCTGCGCATTTGACAACGCGACGCAGAACACCGACGAAAACGCGAGGGCGAGAACAAGCTTTGCGATTGTATTCATGACTGGTAGTCTCCTCAGCTTATTGGGCGTTATTGCCCCTCAAAACGGCCGTCTTAGACCGTTTTGCAGTGCATTAACGATAAGGTTCCGTCAACTCGTGGCTGTAATTGGCCGTTGCATAAAGCCGCGTCCAATCGCCACGCGATCCGAACCATAAAGCACATTCGGACCGCATTGCACGGCGGTAAGCTAAAAACATACGAAAAGCCTCTCGAAAGTCACCCTCCGAAAAGTTAACGCGACGCTTTTGCATACCAGTAACATGAAGCACGTAAAGCATTTTGACCTCCTTTTGCCATTAATACCGTGTCTTCGGTGGCATTCCCAAGTCCGCTCTGACAAACGCATCATATCAAAACGTTTGCACAATGCAAGCAAAAATCGTCGCGCGGGGCGAAATATTTTCATCTATCTTCCGGGCATTGTATCCATGCGCCGAAGGCACGGAAACAATCCCTAAAATGCACCATGGTTTTGCCGAATCCCAAAATCGATTTGTGTGAGTTACACAACCCAAACGAATGCGATATGTGTGATATCAAAAACACAAACTGTAGCAAGTGATGCGCCTTGTGGTCGGGTGAACGCGTATCGTAGTCATGAGTTATGCATCCCGTGCATAGCGTTCACGTTTTGTTCTTCATCCACGGCGCGCATACCATACCCCCGTAGTCCCCCCTCAATCAAAAAAGGTATGTGTGTAGGGTTGACTGAGGCCGCGGCGAGCGCAGCGAGGTGGACCACGGTGCTATTGCTGCTGCGGATTTCGCTAATGGCGCTACGTGTGATTCACACAAGAATATGGTCTAGGAAAATGGTCCTAGTATGAAGGGAATGGACACGAGGGGAACATGACCCGGAAAAATTGTTCAGTAAGTCCGTGCCTACGGCGCTCAGGAATTACTGAACAATGAGAAGACGTGAACCCGGATAAAAAGAGGAGGGATTAGACGCGCGCGTTGACTTGCACGGGTGAGGATTTACCGAGTGTGCATAAGCGGAAGCGGATTCACCGGGTACAGCTTTGCTATAATATACGCCGCGGGTCCGGAACGCCGCATCAGCTTTGCTACTACGGCGCCCGAAAACCCGAAAAACGCAAAATTTTCTGCACAAGTCCACAAATGGAATTCCCCCCGCCTGGGGTGCCACCAGGATCGAGGGGAATGAGTCTCCAACGGGATGGAGCGAAGTAAACGGAGAGTGAGGCGCAACGCTGAGGAGGCAATCGTTACTCAGCTCTCCGTACTGAAGAATCTTGTGTGACTCACACGACGGGGTGTCAAGAGCGCCACTTGGATCTTTCAGTATTCTGATCTTAGCACATATATAAAAACTTGTCAAGTATTATTTTTAAGGTGTTTTGTTATGTGTGGTATCCGACATAGGAACTTTGTAGGTATTATTCTCCACCTGTGTACTCTCTGAAGTTAATAGTACAAGGAGGAACTAGTCGTTCGTACTCATATACAATGGCTTTCTTAAATGATCCCATGGCAGCTTCTGCATCACCAAAATCTTGGACGTTATATGCTTTAATAAGGCCTTTCTCGGCTGCGATCCATACAGGAAGAGTTAAATAATGGTGCCGCTTGATAATTATAGTATAAGATTTTGGGAGCCATAATTCTCTTTTGTACATTCCTACAAGATACGCCTTCTTCGTTTCGTGTTTAATTACTGAATATGAAAAGACGAGACGTTTATTGGACGGAGCGAATTTGTGTGAGTCACACGAGGATGTTGTCATGGGGGTCTCCTGATGTGGGATGTGGGGTATTGTTGTACTCGTGTATGTGTGTGTCCTGCGGACACCAACATCCACTCGTGGCGGTCCGTTCACCCACACACACACACACACACGAAATCTGCCCGCTTTCCAAACGTTCTGGTTAATATATACCACATAAATACGCGTTTGTCAAGTAAAATCTTTCGTCGATGGGCAGCTGCCCACCCTGTGTGAATCACACATGAGATTTTGCTTGACAAATTGGCATATTTATGTCATAATATGGACTATGGGTGAATCCTGCTTGCTCCAAGCACCCAAAGATGGCCACCGGAGGCGCTCGTAAGGCCTTACCTCCGGTGGTTTCTTCTATGAACCGCAGCCCCGCAAGCCGCTGTGTGAATCACACAACCTGAAAGGAAAACGTCATGGCGACGACGAAAACGTATACGGCTGTCGTGAAAGGCGGCTTTTGGGAATCGAATGGCGTTGCGAACCTCACGAATGTTCCTGGGGGTCGCAGCTATGCACGTCGCAATGTGGCGCAGTGGTTGGGTGGAAGTCGATTGATGGCGTTCAAGGAGCTTGCGGATAGACTTAACGGCGTTGCTCCTGGTGCTGTCGCGTCCAAGACCGTACCTGTCATCGCTGCCAGTCAGGAACTTGGCGGTGTGCGTCAGGTGAATCAGGTTAGCATTATTAATCGTGCGACGACTGCGGCTGACGTTACGGAAATCGACGACGATCTTTACACGATGACAAATCGTACGACTTTCGGTGCCTCGCCGCCGATCAATGGAGATCGGAATCCTCTTGGAACGAGGTGATCCGTGGCACGTCTGCTTGCGAAGGCATTAGCCAAGTGGGGTGATCCCCTCTTATTGCTTGACGGAACGTTAGTTTCGCCAGATGCGATCAATGGTGGCATCGATGAGTCGGTGCCGAAGATCGATTTAGAAGACTACAAGCCGTCCAAGAAACGGACCTTGAAAGACCTCCCTGCACCTGTGCCTACATTGAAAGGTATTGCGTGCGTCTTTATGTTTACCACTCTAGGGCTCGGAGATCGAGAGATTGCCGATGCGCTAGGTATCTCCGTGGAGCAGATGAAGAGTCTTCGTGGCTCTCCTGCTTATGCTGAATGTTTTGAGGCTGTCACTTCCGAGTTTATCAGCGTGAATTCGGAATTGATTACGGCACGCATTGCAGCATACTCCCACGATGCGCTCTCTGAGATAGCAAATGTAGCTTTGCGTGGTAAGGAAGAGCGCAACCGTCTTCGTGGCTCTATGTATTTGATGGGTGCTGGGGGCCATGGCGATAAGACCAAGATTGCGGCTGGTGCCGCTGCGAAGAACGATCTGCGCATTGTGATCATTGGTAAAGATCAGGATGTGCGGATCGAGGGTGTGTGAGTCACACAAGTATGGGGTTAACCAAGCGAGGATGCCATGGCTAGACGGAAATCGAGCACTGAAGACGAATCTCTGATGGAAGGCTATTCCCCTGATGCGCCCGCCGATGAGACGGACGAGGAGCGACAGGCAAGGGAAGAAGGTGAGCAAACGACGCCGCCGAAAGTCGGTGAGAAAGAAGACCTTACCGATACGGAAATTCAGGCTTACCAGCCGTGCGCAACCCCTCCGCCCAACCCGCCCTCGTCGGTCGAAATCGCACAAGGCGTATCTGCAGAAAAGGCTAAGAGAGACCGCACTTCCGGCCAAGGTGAAGAAGGCGAAGAGGAAAAAGAGTCCAAGGTCGAAATTCAGGAAGACGGTATGTACCGCGTCGGGCAGGACACGAACGTCAAAGGTCGTGCGTTCACGAAGGGTGAGTCGATCTTTCTCGAAGACGATGAAGTCGAGACGCTGCAAAATGCTGGCGTGAAGCTTATGCCACCTGATCGTGATCCGCATGAGATGGGTCCGAAGGCTCGTAAGATGGCGGGCCTTGACGAAAAGCCTAAAGGTGAGAATCCGCAATACTAAAACTCTGCGGGAGTAGCTCGATGCACGGCTACTCCCGTCTTTTTGTATCCTTTTCGCTATGTCTGATGTCCGACATAAGGTTTGTGTGAGTCACACATGGCGACTGTTCCAAACCTGGCGAATCCTAGTATAGTTGATCGGAAGTATGCTTCCGTTAATCGGTTTTTGTCGTCTGCTGCGATCCCTAGTGCTACTCCCTTGTATGCAGGAGAAAAGATAGTCTCCACAGATACTGGCGCAAGATACGAAGGATTGGCTGTTGTAGCAGGTGCCTGGGGGAGAATTGAGTCGAAGAGTGCATCTAGTGGTGGCGGAGGAGGAGGAGGAGGTTTTCCTGATGCATCAACGACAGGACCAGCGATAGGGACGGTGTTCACGACGACAACAGGGAACTTCCAATCTACGGCTCCTGGCCAGATCATTGAAAAGCGGACGATCAACAACGGCATGATCGATATTCGGCACGCTAACGTCACGGTGCGCGATTGTATTGTGAACAGTCAGGATTCTGCTGCCATTCGTACGACGGGCGCAGGACCATTTGCCGGTTGTCTTATTGAACGTTGCACACTCACTGGTATTGGCGGAAGCGTTGCGATCGCACCTGATGCAATGACTAATCTTGAAATTCGTTTTTGTGATATTAGTGGTTATGAGAATGGGATCTTCATTAGCGATAATGGGATGAACATTCACGATAATTACATCCACGGTTTGATATCCTTAGCAGGTTCACCGCATATCGATGGTATTCAAGGCACTGGAGGTTTTACCTCCCTGACTATTCGCCACAACACTATCGTAAGTTGGGATACAAGTTGTATTATCCTACAGACTGAGGGTGCAGGTTACTCTGGTACTGTGATTGACAATAATCGTTTGTTGTTTGATGCAGCGCACATAGGAACTGAGTTAGCTTATGGTATTTTGTGTCAAAGGAAGGATGCAGATGTTGGTACAGTGGGTGCTCTCACTATTACTAACAATCGTATTCAAAAAGCTCAGCCAGCGCAAAGTTATATATTTATTCATAACGTGATCGGGCCATTGGCAATTAGTGGCAATGTTGACGATACAACAGGTAATCCTATCACTCCAGATATCAGTTAGTTGTGTGACTCACACAGGAGGAATCTATGGCAATCGTACCGAACCTCGCTGGCCCCGCAAGCGTCGATCGTGGCTTCACTACCGAGTCCAGAACAGCTGCAACTGCGGCTGCGGTAATGGCTTTGACGCCTCTGTTCTCAGGTGAGATTGTGCGTGCTCTTGACACAGGTCAAAGATATCGCGGTTTGGTCGCTGGTTCGGCTGGGGCGTGGGGCCTTGTAAACGTGGATTTGTGATATGGGCTTGTGGGATTGGAGTGGTCCTCAAGACCTCGGATGGGCTACGCCTGAACGGAAGTTCGATACGACTGCGGAGCTTATGCTGACGCAGCCTTATTACAAACACGAAGTTGTGCAGGCGCTCGACACTGGCATTAAGTATCAAGGCGATCAGCCTGTAGTTGGCGGTTGGGTTTTAGCAACTCCAATGGTGATGTGATGCCAAGAGGTCGTGGAAAAGAAACCGTCAAGGATGTGATGCACAAGTATAAACACGGTACTCTGCACAGCGGATCGAAAAAAGGTCCGGTGGTTGATAAGAAACAACAAGCCATAGCTATCGCATTATCTGAAGCTGGGTTGGACAAAAAGCGGAGGAAATAGTCATGGTTGAACGAGTCATTTATGCGTTGATCTACATATGTGGGATCGCGCTTTGTTACTTTCTGATCATCTGGGTTCTGGGTGCGATTGGGTTGCATATTCCGCAGCAGGTTCAGGTCATTCTTATGGTGGTCCTTGTATTGGTGGCTGTGCTTGTGTTGTGGAGACTGTTTGCAGGTTCAGGATTTCCATTGTGGCCACGTAGCCGTCCGTAACTGTGTGAGTTACACAAGAGGAGAATGTGATGGACCCGAACGACTTCATTCGTATGAAGCTGGCCATGCTTCAACAAGAACCACGAGGCCAATACGCGGAGCGGGGGTTTCGTACGCCTCGTGCGAGTGCTGAGCCGATGGCTGATGCGTACGATGAGTATGGTAATCCTCTTAATGAGGCGGTTGTGGACTACCTTGAAGAAGAGATGGGCGGAGATATACAGCAAGCTAATCGTAACCTTAGATTGCCAATACGTCGGAGATAATAGTGGACACCGTGCAGAACGCAATGGGTAAGCGATCAAGCATCGGACCTGATGACTTGATCGCTAGGCTCCTTCAGTCACAGGCGATGCGCACGCCTAACGAAGAAGTTATGACACGCTTTCCTACGAATGAAGATTTAGGCTTGGGAGATACGGAAGGTTTTGTTCGGTCGATCAACGGACCGCAAGGCTTCCCGCGCTTTCAAGGGATGATCAACGATGCAGGCTGGGATGCGTTTTTAGAGAATGCCCCTGAATCGGAAAACATCGAAGATCGTCGTCCGGATATCGATGCGTTTATTCGTCACGCTCTAGCAGGCGCCCGCTAATGCCGAACTATAACCTAAAAGAAGACTCGGTACAGTTTGACTTTCAGCGTTCGCGCAAGAAAGTTCAAATCTTCGGTGGAGGATTTGCGAATGGCAAAACCACCGCGCTTGTCATTAAAGCACTCCAGCTATGCAAGTTTTATCCTGGGTGCACCGGCCTCCTCGGACGTGAAACGTATCCGAAGCTCAACGACACGCTCAGAAAAGAATTCCTTAAATGGTGTCCGAGACATTGGATACGTAAGATGCCTACACAAGACGATAACTCCTGCTACTTGGTCAATGGATCAGCAGTGCATTTCAGATATATCGCACAGCGAGGAAAATCACAAAACGAAGACGGATCAACGACGAGTAACTTGCTGTCAGCTACTTATGATTGGATTGGACTGGATCAGATCGACGATCCTGGGATCACGCATAAGGACTTTCTGGATCTTCTTGGTCGTCTTCGTGGTGATACAGCTTATCGTGTGGAAGATGAGCCAGAGGATACTACAATGCCCTCGGATGGTCCCCGGTGGCTCATGATGACACTGAACCCTTCACAGAATTGGGCATATCATGAGCTTATTAAACCATACTTGGACTGGCGTGACCGGAAGATATTCAGTCCGAAGCTCCTCATTGATGAGGATAGCGCGACCCCAGTTATTGAGCTTTTCGAGTCGGACACGTATGCGAACAAGCACAACCTCAAGCCAGACTTTATTAAGACGCTTGAGAATGCATACAAGGGGCAGATGCGCGATCGTTATTTGCTCGGGAAGTGGGCCGCGTTCGAGGGTCTGGTCCACCCAGGGTTCGATACATCTTTGAACTTGATGAAACGCGAACAGATGATGGATCATCTTGCAGACTGTAGGAGAAGACATGTCAGGGTTAAAGCAATCGAGGGTTATGACTTCGGCATCGCAACGCCGACTTGCTACATTCTTGGGTTCGTTGACGACTTTGGTCGTCTATGCGTTCTTGATGGCTTCTATCATCCAAATTTTGACGTATCTCTACACGCAGCAACAATCCGAGAGATACGGGGACGTTATCATGGATTCTTACAATTCCCAGAGCCGGTAATCGCCGACCCTGCAATCTTTAGGAGGATTGTGGTTGCTGGTCAGCAAGTTCGGAGTACGACCATCTCTCGCATCCTGAAAGATGGGGGGCTCAACGTGCGTCCTGGGAGTAATGACATCCTATCAGGTATTGCGAAAGTGAATAGTTACATCGCAGGGACACCGAAGACCCCCCATTTAACTTTGGGGACTACGCCAGGGACATTGCTTTATGTTGCGGAAGAGTTGCCATGGTTTCAGGACGAGATCATGTCTTATTACTGGAAGCGCGATCCACAAGGTAAGGCCCTCGACGAGCCGTCGGATAAAGATGATCATGCAATGAACGTGATCAAATACATGCTAAGCAAGTTGCCTGAGCCGTCAGAGATCAAGGTGCCTAGCGAGGCTCTTCCTCCACGCTGGTCCTACTGGCATGAGATGTCGATGGAAGATTTCAATCAAGCTCAAGGGAGGCATGTGTGACTCACACAGCTTTAGCGGCGACTGCTACTCCCGAATGGCTGACTGTGATGCGGTCGATGAATGGCTTAGTTGAGTCACCTGGAGACGCAGACAATCCGAAAATCTTGGCGATGCGTGACACAATCGCGCTCGCTTATCCTGAGATGGCAACTTACTGCAACGAATATCAACACGATGATACTCCGTGGTGTGGTCTGGCTGCTGCGTATGCGATGACAATGGCTGGCATTCGTCCAGTATTCGGACCCACTGACACTGATCGCTTCTATTGGGCGCAGGCATGGGATGATCCCTCTTTTGGTACGAAGCTTGATTCTCCTGTGCTCGGTTGTGTCGTTGTGCTTAGTCGCGATGGCGGCGGTCATGTTACTTTCTACGAATCTACAAGTGGCAGCAATTATATGTGTCGTGGTGGCAATCAATCTGATTCTGTTAATCTTAGTGCTCAACCAATATCTAAAGTTATAAGTTTGATTTGGCCAAACGAAGCAGGACCGGTTCCACCAGCAGATCGACGAACCCTAAAGAACGGGATGACGGGTTCTGATGTAGAGTCGTTGCAAGAGAGCTTAGGTTTACCAGCAGATGGAGAATTTGGTGCAATCACAGAAACCCAAGTTAAAGCATTCCAAGCAGCCGCTGGTCTCTCGGCGGATGGCGTGGTTGGTCCTCAGACGTGGACCGCCGTGGATGGCCTCGACATACGTATGGAGGCGGGAAGCGACGGTATCGATGAGGCGGAGACAGCAGCTATTATCACAATGGCGAAGAAGTCCGATATAGCTGACTATGAATGGCCAGGACGCGGTTATCCTCCTCCTGGATATATCCCAGGGATGGCTTGCACGTATGCGTTAGCTCTGAAACGTCTACAGGCAGAGGTGCCGGATGCTATCTCTATGGCTCAAGCAGTCACCAATTC